TCCCGGTGGTTGCCACCTGTGCATCGGTGGGGTTGATGGTGGCCCCGAACTTGAATCCAAGAACGCCCAGGTTGAAGGCCGTTTCGACCTGCACCCGGCCCACAAGGTTCTCAAGCCCTGTTACAATTTCGTCCTGGAATCGCGGCAGTTCAGACTCGACACAAGACACGGCCCCAACTTTCAAGCCCAGGGTGATGTATGTATCGGGTGAACCTGCTTCGATCAGTGCCGGGGAATCGACGATCAACGTGGGCCGGCCCAATGTTGCAATCGTGCCCTCGATGATATTCACATCCGACACATTGGTGATTGCAAGCCCCATCTGCTCTTTCAAGAGATCGGTGGCGACCTTTGAGTGCATCACCCACACAACCATCTCGTTCGAGGCATCACCCAACTTGCCCAGGCCATCTGCCAAGTCCTGAGAACGGAGCGTTCCCGCTGACCTGTTGTGTTCCAGTGCCACGACACCATCAAGCGCGGCTTCACAACCACGGATGGCGGCATCGATCATGTTCACCTGGAACGCCTTTGCAAGCTGTTCCCCAAGCCGGAATGAAGTCTGACGGGTGGTATCTTCGTCAGGCATAATTTTTGCCCAGGAATCAAGGGTCTGCTCGATCGGCCCACCCTTACGGTTCAGCTTGACGGAAACCTGCTCGTCCTGCGTGACGGCGATTCCGGTTGCGGCGGTGGTCGCGGTAATGTCACGCCGCGTCACCAGACCGGAAAGGCGATCAATGAAAGAACGCTTCGTGAAGTCACCACGCTCTGCGCGTGTGACCAGGGTAATCGCTCCCCGCGATGCTTCGTTGAACAGGTCCGAACGTTGCTTGATCATGTCGGAGAAACCCGCAAAGGCCTCGTCCTCGTAGATCACGAAATCTGTTTTGTCTCCGATTGCCATATCTCAAATCCTCCTAAATGGGAGAACTTGAGGGAGTTACCGTCTGCGAAACGGGTGTTCTCTTATGTTTGCGGCGTTGGCGAAGGGGTCTTGAACTTGGAAATCATCTCCGCGTATGCAGTCCCTCCGTGTTCTTTGATGTAATCCATTTTCTGCTTCTCGTTCCACGCCAAAGGATTGCCCGGTGGCTGGCCGTTGCTCCCTGCGCCACCACTCCCGGAACTGTTGTCGCCTCCTGCGCCTGAAGATTTCTCCAACAGGTATGGGTGATCCTTGACCAACTCCACAAGGAACTCAGCGGGTTTCATTCGCTCGCCATCACTGCCAAAGCGTTCGGTGGTCCCATCTGCCTCATACACCACGGCATTATCACCGTCACGTTTTACACTGGCTCGAGCAAGTAGAACGGCAGTCTGCACCGCACCCTTTTGGACACCTGCGGAAAGGGCGGCGGCGGTCAACTCGTTCTCAACCACCAATTTATTCAAGAGGGAAGTCAGGTCGCCAAGCTGTGTATCGGTTGCCTTTTGCTTCGCTTCCGCTTCCTCCCGAATCTTCTTTGTGCGTTGGTCCACCAGGGACTCCACATCGCCATCCTTCTCGGCCAACTGCCGGGCGGCTTCGTCCTGCGCTTCTTTCAACTTCTGGTATTCCTCTGGATCAATACCCTCGTAGGCACGAAGTTTCTCCCTCTGGTCTTTGTCTGCCGTTTTCAGCTTCTCCAAAGCTGAACGCATCCCGGCAGTCTGCGGCTTGTAAACATCATCTTCGATGCTATCAACCGTAACCGTGAAACCTGCGCCCTCTCCAAGCTCCTCGGCACCATCTCTCAGATGTTCCGGGACCGCATCGCGGCTGTCATACGTAATCTTTGGCATGTCTACTTCTCCCCCTTCAGAGGTTTGTTATTGGTGTTTCGCCCTGAGTTGTTCCAGGGTAAGCGGCCGACCTGTCTGGTCGATCAAATCTCGCATATTTATATCGCCATCTTTCCACAATTTGTATTTGCCGGGTCCGAGTATTTCCTTCTGCTGTGCGACTGATCGCTTGTTCAGGAACGACTCGAAAGTCACATTCTTGGCGGGTGCGCCGTTGATCTCTTTGATCTCGCCACCAGTCAGGTCTTTAAGTTCTCGCTTTAATTTAGCCTTTCCTTTCACCCGTTTCAAGCTATTTCCTGAATAGGTAATCGGCACAAGGGTTGTCCTGCAATTGAAATGCCACGGTGGAGGCCCAGGAAAACCCGGATCGTCAAGCCGCCATACCCTCCCGGCCCTGGCCCTGCATATGTCAGACGTTCGAGAGTCGAGCGGGTTGATTGCCTGGACTGCCTTGACCACCTCTGCGTTCTGTTGATACAACTCCAAACGCTCTTGATTGATTACTGCGGCACTGGCCGTGTCGGTGAGCGTGACCGCATTGCGAATAGAAGGAATGGCCGTCCTGCGAACCCGTGTGGTGATCTGGTTTATTGTCTCATTTGCCTTGACCCCTTCGTTTACCTGAAGGACCACCCGGTTCGCGTAGTCGTTGGCGTTGGCCTGGAACCATTTGCCCAACGTCTGCCCCTGCATCGTGGTTGTGTTGACTATCTCCCTGGCTTGTGTGGCATTGATCGTTCCTGAGAACAAGGAAACATCGGCGGCGAAGTTTGCACCTCCCACCAGACCGTTCGCATCGAACGTGACGAGCAGTTCCAGTTCCTTCTTTGTCGCCCGGTGCAACCCTGAATAGGCTTCGCGGACTTTAAGCCCCACCTCTTTCGACAGTTTGTCAATCCTGTTCCTTACGTCCCTGGTTCGGGTGACTGCGGTAGGGTCCAGGGATTCGGAACGCAACAGGGCAATCAGTTCACCCATAAGAGCGTTGAGTTCCTGAACCATCTTGCGCCGCCTTCCACCACCGACACGCATTATATCCATGTCCTGCTCAGTCAAGGTGTCGGCTATTTCATCGGTCAGGGCCATCGATCAGAACTTCCTCGGGTTGAAGAACCGGACTTCCTTCTCTCGCTCAATGGATCGCGCTCGTCGCTTGCTCTCTTTGGTCTGGATGTGCCTGCCCTGAATAATCTCCACAGGTTCAGGTGTGCCAATCTCCACCGGAAGCGTTGTCCTCACCCTTCCGTCCATGTAGTCCTTCCCATACAGTCCAAGCATCTCCACGTAGATTTTAGGATGAACGATCAACATTACGCCGCTTCCTCAATGTCCACATCTTCGCCATCGCCAAAGAAGGTTGCCGGGACGAACATGGGGTTCTGTGTGAACAGGCGTTCTTCCATCGCTTTCGGGGTATCGTCCGGTATTGTAATTTCGCCCTTCTTGAGATTGTAGTGCCACGTTTCGAAGTCGATGTTCCCATTCTGTAAGCCCTGCATCAGTGCCGTAAGCATCTGCGGCGGCATAGAAGCGGCCATGTAATCCTTGTTCATATCCACATCGAGAATTTCGTTGTCCATCGGGTTCTGCCAGGAATCCAACGACCCGGCCCACCACGAATATTGCGACAGGGCTTGTTCAATGCCTGACTCGACACCACGGACAAGTCCTGCCAGGGCAGAACGCTCCCCGGCGTGTCTGAACTGCTGCGCGGCGGCTGTCTCGATCCCTGCTTTCTGCTCCTCAAGTATCCGCGCACCCAGGACCGCCATTTTCTTCTCAAGGCGATCTTCCTCAGTGCTTTGCGTTTCCAGGGACTTCCCTTCCAACTCGATCCACTTAGCATCGGCATCGGCGGCAGACTGAATCAAAGCGTATTCGGATCCGATAGGCACTTTGGAGTTCAGGGCTTCACCCTCATACCCATCTGTTTCCGTGGAATCTGTAATCGGCGTTTCCCAACCTGTCAGGAGCAATTGCGGATTCGCACAAAGGAACATATTCGCCCGGTAGTCTGCATCCGTCCGGTAATGGGTATAGTTCACATCGGCGAGGTCAAGGAACGGTGCTTCCTCCACACCCGGTTGCGTCCCTACACCAGACACGAAACTGAACGGGATGAACTGCAACCGTTCGCCCTGCCTTGTGGGGAAGATTTGCTCCACGGACACCCACTCGTCGCCGCCACTGGCTGAACTCTCTAACCTGTATACATCAACCACCAGGCCCGTTCCGGTGGTGTCGTTGCTCATCAACCGGAATACTCTGATCTGGTCTTTCTCGGTCACGCTAAATTCGTCCTCGGCATCTGTTTCAAGATATACCTCTTTCAGTCTCAGGTGCGTAAGCTGTGTCCTGCCCTCCCATCGATCCGACTCCCAATACAGGATATTTTTTTCATCATACCCCCGAATAAAGGGCCGCTTCTCGTCCTCGCTGTATGAGGTGAACAGGCCATAGCGACCCGTCATAAGGATGCGGCGCAAGGTGGCCTTTGTCAGTTCGTCCAGGGTCATACCGTCCAGGGTAATATCCTTTGACTGATCCTCGACAGGTTGTGGCAAAACGTATGTCACATCCTTACGCATCACAGCACCGTGGACACCTTCGACCGTCCTTCGCAGAGCGTTATACCACAAAGCACGTTGCTTGTATGCCTTATATCGGTCCTCCGCATCTTTGTGTCCTGACAGCTTGGGCAGATACTTTGCGCCCTTTGCCTTGACTGCATCGGTGCCCTCGAAAGCATCTTCACACCTCTCCCACTGGTCTTTGTGTTTCTGGTATTCCGTATTCGATGCTTCGACTGGCATGGCAATTTCCCCCTGTGATTATCCAATACTCAGCGAGGCACGTCGTACCCTGCTATCCCGGACCGGGAACTCTTTGGAGATATAATACCCTAATGCGTCCGTCATGTGCGAAAGTTTTCTGTCTTTGGCCTTGTCGATTTCCCCTGCTCCACCCGTAAGGGTCTGGACGCCTTCGAGGTCTTTCACCAACCATTTGCATTCTACCGGGTCCACCATCAAGCGGATATGCCCGTTCCCTGCCTTGATCCGGGTATTCATCGCGTTGATCCTGGATCGCTCGGCGGGATTGGCAGAAGGGACTCTGTAGTGGACTCGGTTGCCGAAAGTCTTTCTCAGTTCAAACTTGATTAAATCCCAATCGGACCCATTCACCTTTGCCGATCCTCTGGCCCCCCCGGAGGCGTCCCCATACACAACCACGTTCCCGGCATGATTGCCCCACTGCTGTGCGATCTTCCTGCATACGGCCGGTGTGTTGCTGTTACGGGGTATGTAGACTTCCCCGATGCAACCTGTTCCCGGCTTGCCTGTAGGGAGCGTCATTTCCTGAGCGATTGCCGCCACCCCTGGCTCGACGTTGAAGTCAAAACACAGGATCAGAGGTTTGAGTGTGTTGTATAGCGGCTTGATCCTGGCGGTATGCGTTGCCTCTATGAACGGATAATAAGCCCTTCCGCTGAAATTGACAAATGAAGCGTTGTATTCCTGGTCATATGTCAGTTCGTCCAGATCGGCCTTTGCCGCCTCGATCTCCGATTCCGGGAGTATGTCAGCAGACGGCCACGAATAATGCCCGTAAGCACTGTCCTCGCCTTTCTCTGCCATCTCCTGAAGGGCAAAGCGGCTCAGTTCGTAGTAATGGTTTCGGCCCTCCGGGACTCCGATGAAGTCACACCACCCCAAACGGTCAGAAAGTGCCGGGCGCACATGCTCACCCCACACCTTCGCTTTCATATTGGCATACTCGTCCAGGACACAACCGTCCCACGGCGTACCCTCTATCCTCTCTGGCTTGTCCATCCCGATAACGAATATCCGTGTCCCGGTGGCAAGCTCTATCATCAGTTCGGATTCGGACTTGTCCTCGACTATCTGCGGCGGGAACATCTTCTTAAGATCGCCCCAATAGATGCGCTTCGCTTGGTCCCTGGTGGGTGCGCCCACAAAATACCGGGCATCATTGAACCTTGCAGACCCACGCATCGCCCGATAGATAAAGCGGCGTTTCCCCCATATCTCTGTCTTGCCAGATCGGCGGCCGGCAGGGACAACATTGAAGCGGTGCGGACTGTGCCACCCCGAATATTGAACATCGTGGTGCTTCAGTCTATCCCACCTTGAGGTCAGGCTTTTTCCCGTCATCGTCTGGTGGTCCCTCTATGCTTCCATCGATCTCGTGTAAGAATTGTCGGATTTCCTCTGCGGTCTTGCTTGGGTCTGCAACGGGCTTGTCGATGCCCAATACCTGCCGCCTCTGCTCGATCATCCGCTCGACACCTTGCAGGAACCGGGGGTCGCCAAGCCTCTCCCTCGTCTTGTTGGTGGCCCGTTTCTTGATGTCCTTCACCAACACCGGGATAGGCTGTCCATCTACCTCTTTAATCTGCTCCCCGGATTCCTCGGCCATCTGGCTTGTTTCTTCGATGTCCTTCTGCGACCTCTCCCACTCTTGCCAGTATGTGAACTTGACAAGCTCTATTTCCTCGAGCACCTGTGTTTGTTCTTCTGTAAAGTCGGTCTCGGCAGATTCTCTCCATAGCTTTCGTTGCTTTGCGATCATCTTCGCCACGGTGGATCGATCTATCTTGATACCGTGGTCCGTTTCCAGCAATGCCCGGATTCGGGTCTGGTTGCGTTGCCCTTTCTTCCAATACCCCATCACCAGGGCGCGGCGGCGTTCTGCTTCTGCTATTTGTCGGTGGTTGGGCAATGTGTGAATCCTATAGGTGTTTCTTCAGGTCTTCGCTGACGATCTGCGGAACTGTATATTTCCATTTGACATGATGGTGAAGGCGCATATTGATCACGCCCATTTTCCCCACCGACACACTCGACGGCGCAACCATAACGGTATAGAATGACTTTACATAAGTCCCGAAGTCCAGATACATTTCGCTTATTCCACCCTCATTCGCCTGCGATGCACCCTGCTTGAGCCTCAACCTCGGGATGGTGAGGAACTTGGTTCCTGTATTACCCATTGACGTGTACGTGTTCACATCCTCATTCATCCGTCCCAGGAACTTAAACGGCCTGTCCACACACACAAAAAAGGAGTTCATCGCCTTCCGTGACCACTTCCCCGCCCTTCCTGCTTTCGCTATCGTGGAATTTGGCCCCCCGATGAAGTCGCCACTTTGAGACATGCATACGGTCTGCACGCCACTCTCAACCAGGAACTCCACCACCATTTCAAATGTCCGGTCAAGGTCTTGGATTTTCTTATGCGCCGTCAGGTAGTTTCTGTCATTGTCAATCGTAAACCAGAAATTCGTATAATCGTCATCAAGCTGAAGGAAGTATTTAAGGCCCAACTCTTTCGCAATAACAAAGGCATAATTTCGCACAAACGTAATCGTCTTGTTGCAAGCTGAATCCAACGGTTTCCCCACCCCAAAATTATCACAGCAGTTCGTCATGTCTATTGCTTTTTGCTTCTCAAAGACGATTACCTGATCCCCATACCGTTCCTTGTATTCCTCGATTTGTTTATCCGTATCGTCTACCAGGAGGTAGATTTTCCCAGTATACCCATGCTTCTTGAGGGTATCGTATGTAGCAACATTATTTGCCCTGCCGTGTGTCAGGATGAAGGCGGCGAAATCATCCTTCATTTTCTTCCTCGAACTGAGCATCCATCTTTACGGATAGCTTCACCCATCCTTTTTCAATGGCCTTGTCGAAGTCCACGATCACCAGGGCATTGTCCTCCATTAATTCCTGCATCTCTTTGTTGGAATGAGCGTAGTAGTCTGCGATCTGCTCGAAGTCCAGCTTGACATGCCTCCCTGCGGCCAGGATAAGGAAATCTTTTTCTGCTTTCGGGATGCTCGATCCCCGGATGTCAGCGATAAGCTGTTTGGCATAGGTATTGTCAAACAGTTCTCCAACCATCGGCTTTTCTTCTGACGGTTCATAAGTAGGGGTATTCACCTTGTTGGAATATGGGTCTTCACCTTCAGTTTGAAACATCTTGCCCAGTTCGACATCTGTCCACGGAAGTGCCACCCCCTGCTCCTTGTCTTCTAACAGTTGCTCGATGTCCCACTCAAGGTCGAGTTCGCCAACCCTGTTGTCCATATATGCCAATGTCCGCGCCTTCTCATCTTCTCCCAGGTCCAGGTCCATCCGCTTGACTACCACCACCTGATGCCCGTTTGTCTCGACTACGATGGCCTCGTCCAGGCCAATTTCCCCTGCCACCTCTGCGGTCTTGTTCCCCGCTATTAGGTTGCCGTGCTTGTCTGCCAAAATAGAACGGCCGGCCCCCAATTCCCGAAGTGACTTTTCGAGAAGGGACCGGCCTCGTTCCGTGCCTTTGTTGGCGTTCTTGCTGTCTGGTGTGAAGTCTGTAACTTTGGCCTTCTGTTGCTTCGCCATCCTTTTCCCCCCGGTGGGTATAACGATTTGATCTATTCACGTGGATACACTGTAGGGCAAATTTACGTCAGGTTACAACATTTGTCAATTGTCCGTTGATCGTTCGTAATCGGCCGCTTCCTGCATTTCGGTGATCCTGGCCGTCTGCTTGCGTATCAGGTCAGCGGATACGTTTACCTGCCCCTCCAAATCTTGTCACTCGCGCTCATTGTCTGGTTCCTCCTTTAGTAAATCACCTGTATGTAGAACAGGCCGAATGCTATTGAGTAATTCCATCCATCGTAGTA